CACTGGTCAGATGGCTACTCCTAACTTATTCGGTAGCAATAACAACGCTAACAATGTAGGTGGTGAGGGTCAACAACAACAACAAGGACAGAATATCACAGTCACAGCTGTAGTGAGTGAGACTGAGATGACAACAGTACAAAAAAGAGTTAACAGAATCCAACAAAACGCAGAATTATGACAAGCTATCAGGCACTAATCAATCACATTGAAGCATTCTACACTGACCATCTACAAGTTAAGAAAGTAGGTAGTGACTTCAACGAGCAACTTCCTAACTTTGCCACAAAAGATGAGAGGTATCCTTTGATATTTATCACTCCAATTGTGGCGTCTACTACAATGGATGTGAACACTATCAGCTTAGAGGTCTATTGCTTAGATATCATCCAAAAGGATAGAGCTAACATCACAGTGATACTCTCAGACTGCCATCAGATTCTAGTGGATCTAATCAACTATTTCAATTTTAGTGATGACTACAGCTTTGACATAGTTGGCTCACCATCTATCACTCCACTTAACAACCAACTACTTGACTATGCGGCTGGATGGGTCATGAGCTTAGATGTTGACATCAGCAATTGGACAGATTGTCAAGTACCTCTTATAACTAATTTACCTTCTTAAGACAATATAGTTATGGCATATCGTAGACAAAAAATATCACAAATGCCTCCTAAGGGAGCTAACCTTGATGCTACAGATTTATTAGAGATAAGTGAGGTAAGTGGCACTGGCTACATCACTAAGTCAATTACTGGTCAAGAAATAATTGATGCGGCTGGTGGTGGCACAGGCACTGTTACAAGTGTTGATTTAATTATGCCATCTGCATTCACAGTGACTGGCAACCCAATAACCACAGCTGGCACATTAGCAGTTGCTGGTGCTGGTGTTGCAACACAATATATCAGAGGTGATGGTCAACTTGCTAACTTTCCTACAACAAGTGGAGGCGGTGCATCTGTCAGCTACTACCTTAATGGCTCAGTGAGTCAAGGTACATTTGGAGGTGTTGCAATGAAAGAGATTAATAAGACACCTATCATAGGAGCTGGCACAGACTTCACTATCAATGCTAATGGATATATTCAATCGTTTATTACAGATGCCAATGATCCTAGTCAATTAGAGATACCAGCTGGAAATTGGAACTTTGAAACTTATTTTAGTGCATCAAGTAGTGGTGGCACACCTTCATTTTATGTAGAGCTCTACAAATGGGATGGTGCTACATTGACATTGATAGCATCTAACTCAACAACTCCTGAGGGGATTACTAATGGAACAGCAATAGACTTATATCTAACAGCATTAGCAGTACCACAGACTACCTTAGCTCTTACAGATAGACTTGCTGTGAGGATATATGTCACTCATAGTGGTAGAACAATAACACTTCACACAGAAAATAGTCACCTTTGTCAAATTATTACTACATTCTCAACTGGCTTAACAGCATTGAATGGCTTAACAGCTCAGGTACAGAACTTAGCAGTAGGTACAAGTGGCACTGACTTTGCAATTAGCTCAGTTACATCTACACACACATTCAATCTACCTACAGCCTCAGCTACTAATAGAGGTGCATTGAGCTCTGCTGACTGGACTACATTCAATGACAAAGCATCATACACTCCACGAGTTCAGTCAGTAGCATCTAGTGCAACAGTAACACCAACTAGCGCAAATGACCTGGTGAAGATAACAGCTCAAGCGGTAGGACTTACACTAGCCAATCCAACTGGTACATTTGCTGAAGGTCAAGCATTGATAATTAGAATTAAAGATAATGGAACAGCAAGGTCAATAACTTACGGTAGTGACTATAGAGCAATCGGAGTAACATTGCCAACAACTACTGTGCTTAGCAAAACAACTTACTTAGGTATTATCTACAATGATACAGATACTAAGTGGGATGTGGTAGGAGTAACAACACAAGCGTAATATGAGTTACTATAGTTTAATTTCTTTAATGCCAAAAAGTAGCTTTGACCCAGATGCACAAGCATTCATAACAGCGGCTGCAATAACTGACCCTACTCAACAAAGTGCAATAAATTCTTTGGTTCTTGCATTAAAAGGTTTTTCTATTTGGACTAAAATGAAAGCTATCTACCCAATAGTAGGAGGCACAGCTTCGCAACATAAATTCAATTTAAAAGACCCGAGAGATTTAAACGCTGCATTCAGATTGACCTATGCAACTGGTGTGAATCACTCAGCTACTGGAATGGTAGGCAATGGTACTACTGGACTTGCTAACACACAGCTACAGCCATCAGGTAACTTAACACAAAATAGTACTCATTACTCATTTTACTCAAGAACAAATGTTAATCTTACTCAGATTGAAATGGGAGTAAATTTGCTCTCTAACATCATGGAGATTAGAACTGCTGGCATCACTTATCATAGAGTCAATGGTAGTGCTTTGGCACAACATGCTGACGCAAATTCATTAGGTTTTTACACTGGTAACAGAACAGCGTCAACAGTTATCAATGCGTGGAAAAATGGAGTAAAAATAGTAACGGGCGTAACAACTCCATCCTCAGCACCCACTACAGGAAATATTTTCATCTTAGCCTTAAACACTGGTACTGGTACTGGTGGTAATTACTCAACAAAAGAATGTGCCTTCGCTTCAATAGGTGACGGTTTAACAGATACAGAAGCGGCTAACTTATACACAGCGGTACAAGCATTTAACACAACATTATCTAGACAAGTATGATAGAAGGTAGAATAGTAACAGAGCAACAAGCATTAGATTTACAAGGTGTATTCTTTGACTCAGATACTTTTTTTAACTTTGTTCAGGATATTAATGAAGTATATTTTTTATTTTTGAGTAGCTCAGATGAGGTTGACATAGCACCAACTGAATACGCTTACTTGCTAGAAATACCTTTGAGTGAATACGTACCACCAATAACACCAATTAACAATGGCATATAAAAACACTGGTGAATTTAACATCCTTTATCCTACAAGACGGAAGGTTGCTAATGTGCTTAAGAAACTTATCTTAGATGAAGGTCTTATTGAGACTAGAACACTCTATGAGTCAGTGCGTATCAATGCCAAAGTGAGTACTGAGGGTAACCTTCGCATTCAAATTATAGCCGCTTATTACTTTGGATTCCTAAACAATGGTACGACATGGATAGCTCCTTATGACTTAGTGCGTAAATTCAATAAAAGACTTGAGCAAGAGGGACTTATCAATGAAATGTACGGTCAATACGTGGCTAATTTAGCTAAGAAATTCCCTATCTTAGAACTTGGAGGTTTGCTCCGTCAAAAGGTAGTTGTGATTTATGACTTTGAGCCTTTGTTTGGTGAGTTCTTTGACACACTAGATTTCTAAATACTCAATTCTTTTTTCATAGCTAACATATTGAAGGTCATGATAAGTGGTAGGTTGGTGACATCCTCAAATTTTGTTAAGTCTTCATTACATAGGCTGTATATAAGTCTCTCCCATCCCCATTTCATTTCACTCTTCTTGAGCTGTAAGTCCTTAGACTCTTGAGAGGTAGTAGGTTTATCCTCTTCGTCATCACTTTCACTATCATCATGAAATAGATTGCCATAAGTATTCATAAAGTTCTCCCTAAAAGATATAAACTCAGGGATAATTCCATAGATATGACTAATCGGATACTCATCAAATAGCTCAAATCTTTGTCTAGGTGAGAAGTCATAAGGCTCAAATACAGTTACACCCCATTGATTGGTAGTCTTTTGCCTATAAAATATAGATGCAATGTGACCAATGTGTTGGTTATAGTCCTTTGAGAAGTAGAATTCAAGGTCAATGTACTCACCAATTGTTAACTTATCTAATGGCTTGATGTGGTAGTCATCAATTTGATGCTTGTATTGCTTAGATGGCTCTGAGTTAACGAATTTAATCTGATTAATCATGTCAGTCACCTCTTCAATATCAAGGTCTTCAAGCTCTTCAGAACTGACATCAGCTAGTATGGCAAGTATCTCTATCTCTCTATTGAACACCTCAGGGATTGTGTACAGCTCTCTAATCTCTTTGAACTGTAGGACATCAATCTCACTCCACGATTTCGGTAGGTGCATCCTTAGGTATGTGTTTAGATAACTTTTGACCAATCTCTACTAGGTAAGGGACTGCTAACTCAGCTTTCAATTCTCTAATCAACTTTGCTTTCAGTTTAATGTGAGCATCTGTGTAGTGCTCTACTTTGGTCAAGTCAGTACGCTTGAATAGGACAGCTAACAACTCAGACAGATAGCCTTTATGCTTGGAATTCATTATTTTCTCAATTGACTTAGTGTCCTTCACAGATAGCTTGAACTTATCCTCAAATGCTACATAGGTATAACCATCAATCTCAAGTGTGCTCACTAGCTCAGGTTTTCCTGATAAGTCATTGAAAGATTTTACTATCTCTTTGAACTCTTCAATCTCAACATCGTCCCATTTGATTGTGGGAACTCCTAAGAATTCAAACACTTGCAAGTACTTGTCAATTGCATCCAGCTCAGTGTCAGCATGGATTGTTGTAATTGTTTCAAATTGCTGTACCGTTAACTCGTTCAGTTGGTTAGGTACTTCAATGCCTAATATATTCACCATAGATTTTAATTTTTAACAAATATAATACTTTTTACAATATAGGCATGGATAGACCAGTCTATAAAATTACAATTGAGGATGAGTATGCTGACGGTGAAAACTTAGGCATAGAAATGATTGCATTTACTTCAAAGCCTGCTATTAAGGTTAAAGGTATGGCATTCAATTCTCATGTTGCAATGACGTTCAAGGACGATGTTAAAATGAGAGTTGTTGCACCAGCAATGATTCCAATGAACATCTATCGCAAAGATGAAGATGGTGAAGAGTATGACGTTCAATTCTCAGCTGAGGTTATTGAGCAGATTCACTCTAAGTTCATGCAAAATTTACAGAACAAAGACATCTTTAACTTAGAGCATGACACTACTAAGAAAGTCCCAGCTTACATCTTAGAGGCTTGGATAGTAGACAACCCAACTACTGACAAGGCATTCACTACTTATGGCATTGAAGCTCCTAAGGGAACACTGATGTTAACAAGTCAAGTGACAGATAGAGCTTACTATGATGAGCTTGTTGAGTCAGGTCAGGTAGGTTATTCTATTGAAGGCTTCTTAGGGATGAAATTATCGGAACAAATTAAATTAAATACTATGAAATTACCTGATGGAGAGCATCTAATTGAGGATAAGATCTATGTTGTAAAAGACGGAGAGGTTATTGAGATTAAAGATGTACCAACCGAAATGACTGCTGACCCAGTAGCTGAAGAAGAAGAAGCTGTAGCGGCTGAAACACCAGTAGCTGAAGAAGAGGATGCAGAGGCAGACACAGCAGTGGCTATGGCTGTTGACCCAGCATTAGATGCTGAGGCTATTATTGCTATTGTACGTCCTTTATTAGAGGAGCACATGAATTCAGTTATTGCTATGATTGCTGGATTGAAAAATCAAATTGAGGAATCTATAGCTTTAGAGACTGAAGAGGAAGTAGCACCAGTGGCGTTGAGCTCGCATGATAAGTTCAAAGAATTTGTAAAATTTTCAAAATCAAAATAAAATGACACGTAACCTTAAATTCGATCTTGACATCGAAACAAACGCACTTTTAGCTGCGAATCCAGAGGAGTTCTATTCAAAGGCTTATTTATCAAGTCCTGACATTCCTAACAACTTTAGAACTTTGCCTGGTGTAAAGTCAAAAACCAAATTAGCTAATGTAGTTTTTGGTCAAGTATTGCAAGCATATAACTGTGCTTTCTCTCCTAGTACAGATGTACTTGATGCTATTGACATTGACGTATGTTCTTTATCAGCAATGGCTGAGCTTTGTCAATTTGACTTAGAGCAATCATTCTTAGCTTTGCAAATGACTAAAGGATCTAACGGTGACTTCACTGTCCCTTCTTTTATGTCATACTATTGGAATGAGATGGCAATGGTTATCGGTCAAGACATTGAGTTGTTGAGATGGCAAGGTAACACAGCATCTGAGGATGAGTTATTGTCTCTTTGTACTGGATACTTATTTCCAATGTTCTATGATGCGGCAATCACTGGCTTGTATGATGGTGTAGTGACTACTTCAAATGTATTGACAGTTATGGAATCTGTATTGAATGCGGCTCCTAATTCAATTGTAAGAAGAAAAGCTGACTTAAGATTTTATGTATCTACAAATGTAGCTAATGCATACGAATTAAAAGCGGCACAAGGTAACACTCAAACATTCGTTACTTTACCATTAGGATTAACTTTCTTAGGAATCAATGTAGTAGCTTGTGAGGGTATGCCTGACAACACTATCTTATTGACTTTGAAAAACAACTTGATCTATGCGTTTGATGCTGAAGGTGATTCTAAGGCTTTAAAAGCAATCAACTTATCTGACTCAGTTGCTGAGCCAGTGTTGAGAACAAGAGCTAACATGAAGGTAGGTTTCCACTACACTAACCCATCTGAGATAGTGTTGTACAACCCATTCTACATCTAAGACATAAAAGGGAGGTAGCAATGCCTCCCTATTTTTTCAACTTTAAAATATAAACAA